ATTGTCAAAAATAAAGCACATTCAAGACAATGGATACAACATCATTTATCAATGGGGTCGATAAAATTATATTTGTGATAATAATCCATTAAAAACTGACCACATGAAGCACCTATCGAAACCCCTGGGGGTTCGTAGTATTCTGTTTGAATCCCCTCAGATTGCAAAATGTGCATGAACATTTTAACATTATCACTCGCTTTGCACCCTGCCGCTGGCCGCTCATTATATTTCAGCAATTTAACTGGTATATCTCGGTCCCAAAGCAAATCAGATAAACTCCTAGCCGTTTCTTTCGAATCATTAACTCCATCAATCAAAGCATAATGAATTTCAACTGAATTTCCAGTAATACCTTTATAAAACTCCAAGGCAGCAATAGAGACTTTTACTTCTAAAGCAGAGGGCATCCATTCTTTTCTTACAACATCATCTATGAAATGCAAAGACAAATGTACTTTCAATGGCAATTGATATAATTTTACATTCTTTGTTAGTTCAAAGAATTTATCCCAACCCCAAGAAGGTATCAAAGTTGCCAATCCAAAACGAGAATGGAGCTTACTTTTGATCCTTAACATACTACCAACAAGCTCTGGGTTTAATAATGGCTCGCCACAACCCATGTAAGAAATAAGTAGTATTTTTTCTTTCAAACCAAGATCATTACGGATGTATTCGATTTGTTCACATATTTCCTCAGCACTAATATAACGCATCGTAATCTTGCCAATACAATCTGTCATATAACAGAATTTGCAGGCCAGCTTGCAAGCTGTATGAGTGCTGACGCAAATAATATCTTTGCCGTCGTCTTTGTCGATATAAGAAACTTCGCTGATAAGCCCATCCCATAGTTGAAATACGTATTTTATTGTTTTGTCTAACTTGGAATAAATTTTATCAAGTAGTTTCATAATACTATCTATTCTACGAAGATGGCAAATAATCTTTTAATTTCTTGTCGTCGGCACTTCATCATGTTTCTCTAATTTCAAATACATATTTTTATCATCATAAGTCAAACCAACTAGGTGCCACACCTTAAAGAATTCTAGCACCCGATGTTGTTTTCCTTCTGTATCTATGCAAATTAAATCCTCGCCACTTTGGCGAACTTGATCGTCTTTAATTTTGATTGCTTGCATAAATGTGATAATTCAATTCACCATGAACAATAGAAAATACAGCTTTTACTAATTCTTCATCATCTTGATCCATGAGATTGGGACCATGTTCAGAAATCCTAGCAATTTCATCTATAGAAGACATTAAAGAAGCCCAACAAAGTTGTCTTAATTCTTTACACTTCTGTACATCCATTTCCTTTTTCCTTATATGGCCGCAATATCTTTTTTCGTGTGTTGTCATTGTATGAAGTTCACTATTTTCAATGTTGCCATTTCTTGATCTTCTCCATCCATATCAAAGAATAAAAGCAACTCATTTATTGGAGCTAACTCAGATTTGTAAATATCAATACGATCATTCATCGTGCCGCAATATGTCAACCAAGTCATTCTAACATATGCTGGCCTGAAATCGCGAGTTGCCGTCTCAAATATACACAAGAGTTCAGGCGAACCTATCATCATTTTGATATCGCCCATTGCAACCTTTATTTCATGCAACTTGAACATAAGAGTTTCATATTTCTCTTTGATCGTATCTCCGACCGCTGTATTAAAATCCCAAGTAAATTGTTTCATATTAAATTCCTTAAATTATAAAATTCACCACCCGCAATAACGCACTTCCCTTAGTTCCAAATGCAAACAATTCATCTTTTGGAACCAAATCTGATTTGTGAATCTCGAATCTGTTATTTATTCTACCAATATAACTGATCTTGCCAGCAGTTACATTTAGTGGATAAAATCCACAAGTCGCAGTTTCAAACATAGATGCAATTTCATTTGAGGTAATTATTACATCAGTACCACCGATATCTTTCCCTATCTCCATCAATTTGACGTACAATCCTTCATACTTCTCCATGATTGTATCGCCCAACGCATCATTAAAATCCCAAGTATATACGTTCATATTATTTCTCCTTGACCTTCAATGGAGCACACAGGGAATCGAACCCTGCATTTGGCTGGTCATTACGATTTCAACAACCAAAGTTCCCAGAATGGCCCCTAAAGTCTTATTTAGAATAGCATATCTAAAATTCTTTGTAAATAGCAAAAAATCCATCGTAAAAATGTTATGGTGGTTACTATATAATACCAGCATAACACTTAAATAATGGATGTAAATTATGAGCAACTTATTAGAATTAAAAGATCAAAGATTTGGGAAACTAGTTGTAAAAGAGCAATCCACAAGTTGTAAAAATGGTAATGCTAGATGGTTATGCAATTGTGATTGCGGGCGAGAAAAAATAGTCCAAGGAGTTTATTTGAAAAGAGGAATCACTGTATCTTGCGGCAAATGCGATTATGAAGATTTTACTGGCAAGAAAATAGGAAAATTAAAAGTGATCCAAAGAGCAAAAGACAAAATAGTAAATGGACAGCCAATAATACATTGGGAATGCCAGTGCGAATGCGGAGAAAAAGTCATAAGGGTGTCGGCTCATCTTAGGCGAGGAAATTGCACCTGCTTGAACTGTAAAAAAGAATATGATAAAATAAACAACTTCCGAGGATGCGGAGAAATGTCAGGAATATTTTGGTCTAATGTAAAACGTACAGCAACAATTAGAGGAAGGGAATTTTCTATAAGTAAAGAATACGCATGGGATTTATTTTTGAAACAAAATAGAAAATGTGCGATATCTGGATTGGATTTAGTATTTGCTCCTAATAAAAAAGGACAACAAACTGGATTGACAACAGCTAGTATTGATAGAATAGATTCTAAAAAAGGTTATTTAGAAGGAAATATACAGTGGACGCACAAATGGATCAACGTAATGAAAAGTGATTTTGCAACTGAAGAGTTTTTAGACTTTTGCAAAACGATAGTAAAATATCAGAAAGAAAAACATGAATAATTATCTGCGGCCAGTTTTCAAAATTCATGGAGGCAAGCGATATTTAGCCGAATGGTTAATTTCACTGTTCCCCAAAAATTACCAGAAAATGACCTATGTAGAACCCTTCATCGGGGCAGGTTCAGTGTTGCTCAACAAAGAGCCATCCGAACGAGAGGTCATCAATGACTTGGACCCTAATGTAGTTGCTATCTTTAGGGCCTTGCAAGAGAAACCGACGCGATTTATCAACAAATTAGCAAAATTATCTTATGCCGAAGAGACTTTTGAGCAAGCCAAGCACGGATTTACCGATCCTGCTGTAACAGAATACGTCTTACGGAGGATGAGCCGTGGTGGGCTAAAGACGGATTTTGGCTGGTCAGAACGACTCAGAGGCGGTAAGCCAGGAGACGTTAATGCATGGGAAACAATGCTGGATCATCTTCCATTGATCGCAGAACGGCTCAAGAAGGTCATCATCCATAGAACGGACGCAGTAGCATTGATTATGCAAATCAATTCGCCGCGAACATTCCTCTACCTAGACCCGCCATATGTCCCAGAAAGCCGCGTCACCAAACAAGCCTATGATTATGAATTTGAAGTAAAAGACCACGTAGAATTGGCCTTAGCTCTCAAGAAATTCCAAGGCCCGTGGATGCTGAGCGGCTATGAATCAGAATTATACAATACTCTTTATGGCAAATACAAATGCCACAAAAAAGATATTGTAAACCACGCATCCCAAGGAAAGAAGAAAGAGATCAAGACGGAATGCGTGTGGCGGAATTACTAAAAATCGCCACATTGACAAATATGACCATCATTAGGTTCGCAACCTTCAGGTGCAAGTGACTCCCACCAAGCAGTTGCCGCCACGCTGAGCAATTCCATTTCCGTACAATTCGCTCTACGTCGTCACCATCGAATAAGTGATACCAAACTTTCGCCACATATTCGTTTTTCACTGGCGTCTCATAGAGACGAATTTTTGTGAAGGGCAAAATCATGTTACCTCGATCCAAAATAGAACAAAACACTGCCTAGAGCAACGTTTCTCAACAAGTCTATGTGCGGCACATTCTCATAGT